TTACTAAATTGTAACCGTGTAGTGTATCGTTTATAAATCCGATAATAGTTTTTGCTTCTTTCATTTTGACTGGTTTTTATTGTTTAGTTGTAATAAAGCTATCTACTCGTAATCCAGATAACTTAAAAAGTTTTTGATTGTATCCTTTCACATCGCTAATGAAGTCATTATTACAAGTTCCTGTCATTAAAGTTGCAGCTTTATTTGCCTCCTCTAAAGTAGGGTAAGGTGTAAATCCATCATAAGGTTCTTGCCCCTCATTCTGGTAAGTAGTAAATACCGTTTTAGATTTGAAGTTCTCATTAATCTGTAAAGTAACGTCTGTAATTCGTGTTCTCATAATTGACTGGTTTTGTTTAACAATTCAAAGGTACAAAAATTTTTGTTTATAAACAAAGAAAAACTTACTTTTATTTCATTTTAGCCTAAAATTACAATCCCAATGAGGGCGTGGGCTAGGTCTCCATTGCTTCTACGGTGGGTACAACTTTTTTCTAATCTAATCCCTCGCCTCCCAAGAAAGCAGCAAAACCTCTATTCTCTGCTCTATATCCTTTTCGTACCCAGTTCCAATATACAACTGCATCTGCTACGTTAGGAGATTTACCGCCTAGACGTTTCTTAATATTCTCTTTTCCCTCTATGGTTATCATAGAATTAGATGCTTCAAACTTTGGTATGCAGAGTTCCTTACATAATTGGGCTAACATCACTTTATCATCTCCAAGGTCTATGTTAATGAAACCTCTACGGATGTCCTCACGAAGTTCCCAATACATTTGCCCTCTTAAATTCTGAAATCGGTACATTGGTGCAAGTATCTTTTTTCCTGCCTCCCAACGCTCCTCTTTGGGTATAACTTCTGTCCATTGTCCTCCAGATAATGATTGAACTCTAAAGTTGTCATCTACAAAAGCGTTTACTGTAGCCACTCCTACTCCTACACTATCCACGCCCACGAATTGAGCATTAATATTGTAGTCGTCTAATACTGGAACTTCATAATCACAATAACCTTTAATTCCTAGTGCTGTACTGTCCATATATAGATTATAAGCAAGGTGGGTAGCGTTCTCACATTGGAACTCAAATACTGCTTTAATCGTGTTAAGTTCTCCAAATACAAGTGAGGCTTTATCTCCATTGGTAGAGTTTGCAACATCCACTCCTACTGCATTCTGACTACTGACTTTCGGATCATCTGTATTTTCTGTATTAACACATTTTTCTATCCACTCCATCTTAATCAAACTATCCGTAGATTGTGCAGGACTGATGCCTCGTACCATTGCCTGCCATAGTGGGCTACTTTCTCCGTAGTTGTCGCTTCTTGAATTGATAGAAGATTGAGTAATAGCCCCTGCAAACATCTCATTTTGGTTTACTATGTTTGGGTGGTCAAGACTGGATGCCCTAATTGCAAAGCAGTCTTTTTGAATTGAGAACTGGTGTAAAGCATCGAACTCGTTGTTAGGGTTTCCTACTCCTATGATGAAGTTAGTGTTACCAGTACAAGTGTTTTGAAGGGCAGTTATAATTGATGGTGGAATACCTGTACACTCCTCCAGAATGATTAACATAAACTTCCTGTGGAAACCTCTGGCTTTATCTTCACTCTCTTTGTTAGAAGATGTCCCTGTAATGAAACCAGTCGCCTGCCACGCATTAGACCTAGCGAGTGTTTTCTCCTCTTCGGTCATACTATCGTTAATGTTCCACTCCATCGCTAACTTTAGTTGCCACTTTTGAGAGTTTGGTCTCAATTTCTTAATCTTTGGATATAGCATACTAATTTCAGACCAAAGACCGCCTTTCAACTGGTTTTCTGACGGGCAAGTTGTTAGTACCAAAGAATTATCAAAGCAATCTAAAAACCATAATACGATACGAGCCAAGCAATATGTTTTACCTGTATTGTGAGTAACAACAAAATTACTCATTAAATATAAATTATTCCCATCTAGTTCAAAACCGTAATAGTCTCCTACTTCCTTAACCTTTACATTAAATCCTGTAAATAGTACATTTTTATTGTGTATTCTTTTGGGTGTTTTCTTTCTAGGTACTAATACTGGTACTATATTACAATATCCGCTGATGTTGATTCTGTAGACCCCTTTGAAATCGTTTTCATAATACTGACTATTAGCCATAAAACCCAAACTTCTGCATAAGTATAAAATATCTTCTGAAAGTCCTTTTAATGCCGTAGAATACTCAAAGCCTTTCCCATCACGGATGCCGTCGCTATCTATAAGACCTGCTAGCAGTTTAAGTCTGTCTTTCCTGTTAGAAGTAAGATAATTTTTTGGTATTCTTTTTTCCTTTTGTACTAAAGTTGTTTCTAAGTATCTCTTTAAGTTATTTCTGCCTCCTCCGTAGGTTATTAGATAATTAGGAGTTCTAGTACCTTGACTGTCTCTTTTACTTACCCTAGCCCCTATGGTTTGTGCAAATTCATATATGTAAGCTACAATCTCTGCATCTATATTAGTTATTGCAGGAGAATTTGTACTGCCGTCTCCTAGCCATAACCCCATAAAGTAAGGACAATACGCTAGCTTCTTCTTTCTGAAACTTACTCCAGTACTGTGCTGCTTATAATTATGTTTTTTCCTGCTGCTCCAATTGAGGTAGTCTCTCACACTAACATTTTCTGTTAGTGGATAACTCCTACCTTTTATTTTTTTATCTCCTGTTAGTTTAAGATTTAGAATGTGAGAAGCGTTTACAGTATATGGTTCTCCTTTGTTGGGTACTATTTTGTACATTAACTCTTTGCCTCTATGTAATTTAAGTACATTTCTAGGTTTAGAATCATCCCCCATAATCTTGTCTCCTATCTCTATGTCTTGAACCTTTTTAATGCTGCCGTTGTGCATTAAAATACCTTGTCCGTAAGCGTGGCATCCTGTACCGCTCTCTACTGCTACATTCTTATAAGTTGGTAGTTTGCCCTCCGATACTTCTTTGTAAGATGCTCCAAGGATATTCCAAGCTGTAGCAAGTGGGTCTTTAGTTCCGTCCCATTCGTGAGTATCGTAGCCCTCATTTAGAGACCATAGAAAATCTTTTGGGTCTTCCCCTAAACGCTCTTCTAACCATAGCATAGGATTTTTACGCCATCGTTCATTCTGCTTTATTTCAGCAAGCTGTTTTAATGCTCTTATTTGTCTCGGACTATACTTTTTAGCCATATTCGTTTTTAAGCGTTTTAAGAGGTTATTTTTTACTCAAAGGTATAAACACTCCAGAAAATATTTTAAATGAACTGTATATAGCTTTCTAATCGTCTCCCTCAATTATTCTTAATAATTCCTCTACCGATTTCTCTTTCATATCATTTTTAGTAATTTCGGTGTTGAGGTTGTGCTGTGTTTCAATGTAGCCTCTATGCTTTCCTTTAGTTTTTAAGTGAAATATTATAGATGCCTCCTTTCCGTTCTGAATGTTCTTACGCAAAGCAGCCTCCGAGAAGTCCAAGTCAATTTCTACCGCCTCCTCACAAGCAAGCCTATATTTCTCATCCTGCTCCATCCATAAATAATGAGTTTTTCTGTCAATGCCTACAGCCCTTGTAGATGCAGTTACATTTCCAAGAGTTTGATGGATGGCTCGTACCATTGCTTTCTTCTTTTGTGCTTTACTTAGTTTAGCTATGGTAGGTTTTTTCTGTTCTGTCATTGTGTCTCCTTTTTTATGGGCGTGGATTTTTGTGGAAAATTTTGGTTACAAACATACAACTTTTTATACATATTTACAACAACCTCTTGTATTTAAAAGAAAATATGCGAACCTAGTAATTTTACCTACTTTGCTCACATATTTTTAAATCTTTTATTTTTGTACTACTTTGGTATCAATTCTTCTTTATTAGTGGATAAAGCTATCGGTTGCATAGGTCTGTTGCCTGTTAATTGTTTAAACCAAATCTCTCCAGTTGCATACATTCTGCTTATCTCTTCTTCTGTGAGTTTGAAACAAAACGTAACACTACCCTCTTCTTTGTTATGGAATGCAGGCAAGGTAGCGTACTCTGGTTGATGCTCTGCTATTCGTAAATTTACCTCTGGAAACTCTGATGCTTCCATACTACTCTTTTGATTTATCTACAATCATTCCATTTTCCATATCATCTGTAGTTTTCTCAACAACATTCTTTTCAGTTCTGTATTGAACACAAAGTCTGTTAGCAATATGGTTAAATCCTAAATTATCTACTTGGTCTCCTGTTATTTTTCTGTAGATGTCTGATGGTGCTACTGTAGCCATTGCGTGGATGAAGTCTGTAAGTTCATCTTCTTCCATATTAATATGATGCTCGCTATCTTCATTGAAAATAGTATCTGCTAACGCTTCTATGATTTGGTGGGCAAACATTGTCCAGTTAGGTGTATCTGTCTTTGCCATTGGTTTCTATATTTAGCTGTGATTTCGTACAACTGACCTACTGTAACTACTGCTTCTGCCTCCTTATCTGGTAGATTACAATTAAAGTCTTTTTCAACTAACATTATTACTTCTACTCTATCTAGGCTGTCTAATCCTAAATCGTTTTCTAAATGTGTCTCTTCTGTAATTGGAGCATCCAAATCTAGGTTGGTATAACCTATTAGCATTTCGTTAATTTGGTCTTGTAAACTTTTGTCCATAATCTCGGTATTTATGTTAATATTAATTTATCTTTTATTGCCAAAACTATCGTAACCTTTTTCTTCCCTCCAAAAATATCCTGCTTCTGCCCAAACTACAGATACATAAGCCTGTTGAGTGTTGCACATTTTAGCAGTTGATTTAGGATTTACAAAACCTATGCACGATAGTATTTTCTGTTTTTTATTCATCTTCTATTGCAAATGGTATTCCAGAGTTCGCATCAAATTCGTGCAGGCAGTCTGGACATATACATTCTATGATTATTGGGTCTTCATCTCCATTGGTTTTAGTCATAGCCTTAATTGGTTCTACTGGTGCAAAACTTGGAAACGCTAATTGCATTAACTCATCATCTTTAGTGTAATCTGCAAGTGCTGCTCCTTTCATATCAAAATCAAGTTCAGAAAATTCTCCTACCTTGTTGTCTGCTATTCTGTATTCTCTTATCTTTAAATCTGGGAGGTCCAATACTACTACTGGTATCTCTTCTAAGTCTAAATTACGTGCTGCATTATATCTTGAATGTCCTGTAACAATTACATAATCTTTATCAACTGTGATTGGAACTAAAAATCCGTAGCGTGTTATTGCCTCCTCCAGTAGTTTTATAGATTTAGCATTGAAACGTGGATTGTTTGAATACGGTCTAATTTTTAAAAGAGACACCATTTCAATTTCCATATTGGTTGTATCTATTTTATTCGCCATATACTCTTATTTCAAATTTAGAACCACATTTAGGACAAGTAACCTCTCTGTCTTTGTCATTAGTTCTAACTTTATTAAATTTATTATGCTCTGACTTCCCTGCTTTATCAAGGTCATATTCAGTAATATCTTTAATCTTACCTCCCAAAGATTGATTTAGAAGATTATCAAGTGCAGACCCCTCATCAAACATAGATGCAAAAGTGTCCCAAGTTGTGCTATCTCCTAATTCCTTAATCATTCTCAACTCCTGCCCCAACTTTACATCGTGCCATTCGGCAGCCTGTGAGATAGCATTGTCAAGAAGTCTCATTTTATCTTTAGCAACTTCGTCCTTCTCCTGTACTTCCATAACCAAGACCTCTTTAACTTTGAGTTGTAGAAGTGCTTGATGTCTTACGTGCCCTGCTATAATTACATTTTCAGTATCTACGAGTATTGGCACGTTGTAGCCATATCGTTTAATTGACGTGGCTACAGCATTAACTGCCTGCTTTGTGATAACTCGGTGGTTATCGGTGTAAGGGATCAAGTCCGATACTTTTATTTTCTTTGGTGTAATGTGTGCCATATCTTAACTATCGAATGCTTCTCCATTCTTTTCTTTTTCTGCCTTACGGATTAATAACTGCTTCTTGGTCTCCCAAGATTTGTTATACTCTCTGTCTTTGAATAATGCAGAAAATCCTGTAATGTGCTTCAATCTCACTACCTCTTCTGCTTCCATTCCTAACTCGTTAGCAACTTGCTCATCTGTCCATCCTTTATCCAATAACTCAAAGACCATTTCGCTTATTGATACAACCGAGTGTGTACCTCTGGCTCTATTGTGTCTAACAGTTGCAGCCCTTCTTGCAGAGATATCTTTTTCCATAACTACAACTGGCAATTTACCGTTAGTAGTTTCTCGAATGTGCGGATAAGACTTCATAATCGTTGTACGGTGGAAACCGTTCACAATTACAAACTTGCCTTTTTCCTCGTCTCTAACAACAACTAATGGTTGCGTGTAACCGTCCTCCTCAATAGATTTTAAAAGCAGCTTCATCTCCTTTTTTGCTACTGCATTTGGGTTGTAATCATTCGCTACTACATCTTCGATATTTACCCATTGAACTCTGTCTATTGGACGGAGTTTTTTGTCGCTAATCTCTTCTGCAAGGTACTGTTTAATGTCCTCAATTACAAGTTCTTTAGCGACTTTTTCGCTCGGAGAATCTGGGTGCGCATCTTGTACATATTTTATCTCTGCTAGGATTGCTAATTTTAAAGTTTTACTTATCAACCGTAATAATATTTTTTTCTTCCCTTCTTTTTTTAGCAAGGTTATAAATAGATAAATCATTCTCAATACTTATACTATTTCTACCAAGTTCAAAACTTGCAATTCCTGTTGTATCACTTCCACAAGTATTATCTAAAACTGTTTCCCCTTTATTAGAGTACGTTTTAATAATATACTTCATTAAGTCCAAAGGTTTTTGTGTTGGGTGTAATTTTTCTTTATCTCTTTTAAATTCTAAAATAGTTGTTGGAAATCTATCGCCATTATTCTCTGTAACTATTCCGTTTTCTTTGTTATTGTAAACGTCAGAAGTTCCGCCTTGTTTTATAGTGTAAGGATTACCATTTGTCTTTATAGGGTTGTAAGTTCTTTCTAATTCAAAAGAGTTTAAATATTGCTGTTTTAGTTCTTTATAAGGTTTTTCACAAATACCTATTTTTTGTAACGCTTCGTATTTTTCTTTACTTGGAAAAGACCATCCTTTTTTATAACTCGTTAAAATATTAGAAGCCATCCCACCACCATTAGAAGCACTTCCAAAACACTCTTCATTTATTTGCTTGTAAGTTAAGTTTGTTTTTTGCCTTTCATCTCTAAAGTAATTTCTAATTTCTTCATACTTTCCAAAGTCGTTTTTAATTTCATTTATAGGTTTGTTAAAAACCAAAACGCTTTCGTGTACTTTTTAACGGCTGTTTATTTGCTAACATAAAATTACTTCCTGC